GTACGCAATGCACGCCGAATATCCGTTCCGGTCAAACAGCAACCCGACGCGGACACGTCAAATTGTAGACGCGCTATTTCGCAGCCAACACCGCGACTGGTTTCGCTTCATCCGCTTCCAACGCTCATCAACACCTCTACCAATGCCAACCTTAAACCCAACCAAACCATGAACTTCATCCCCGCATACCTCTACGCGTGGCATCGCCACATCCGCTACATGCTGGAACGAACCGCAACGCCTTCATCCAGCGAAACCAAAAGGCCGCTGACGTTCAACTACGAACTCTACGGCAGATACCTCCAAGCACGTCAAGACCTTTTAAACCAAATCTAACTATGCAACAAGCACCAACCCTTTGGGATCGCATGAGAGGCGAAACCCGCGACGCCATCCAAAGCTACGAACTTCCGCACAGCCGAGAGTTCTGCATCGAGTTCCTGACAACCAACTACTTCTACACCCAATGCACCTTCAACGAAATACAAATGCTGCTGATAGTGCTTGGCAAAGACCGCACACTGTCTAACTTCCTAAACCTATTCTACCCATGAGCAACCTACTCCTGATCCTCCCATTCGTGCTAAGCATGGTCTACATGATGGCTGACTTCCACGACCGCTGGTGGTGGTACATATCATTCTGCGCACTGCCTATTATTTATTTATGTATATTTGCGTACCTAAAAAAAACCAATGAACTCAACCAAGAAGATGACACCGACACTTTCTAACCAGTCCAAAATGCAACTTACTTCCGTCTACTGCGAGGCTGACACCCTCACCCTATGCCGGGCGCGATTTGGCAGCATCCGCGCCGCGTTGAACTTCGCTGCAAATCAACCAACTAAACAAACCAAAAATGCACCAATTCAAGACGACCAACATTAAAGGCAAACCCTATGTCGAAGTAGTCGAGCGCCTCAAATACTTCCGCGCCAACTTCGCCGACCACTCACTCACCACCGAAGTCGTGCAGCTGACACCCGACTTCTGCGTGCTGAACGCACTCATCACCGATCCCAATGGCCGCATCGTCGCCAGCGGCATGGCGCAGGAAGATCGCACCAGTAGCGCTATCAACAAGACCAGCTACGTCGAGAATTGCGAGTCCTCCGCGTGGGGCAGGGCGCTTGGCAACTTCGGCATCGGCTTGGAAACAAGCATCGCAACCGCCGAAGAGATGACGCTGGCTATCGGCAAAGAGCAGATGCTCACCGACCTCCGCGTCAAATACGGTCAGATGCTGATGGCCAAAGTCAGCGATCCACAAGAGCGCTACAAACTGGAAGCGCGCGAGAACTGGGATGCGGCGAAGTACGAATCAGGAATCAAATATCTTTCAACCCTTTAAACCAACCAAAAACAATGACACATTTAATTAAATCCACTACCGATTACAACAAATTTAGAAAACTGAACGGCAATAGACCAGTCAGACCTAATCACGTCAAGCGAATTGTAGAAAGCATGCAAAAACAACTGTTGCCTACGTTCATTGAAGTCAATGAACACTATGAAATCATTGACGGCCAACACCGAATTGAAGCCTTAAAAGAACTTGAATTGCCTGTTAATTACATTGTTAATGTAGGTGCAGGCTTGCAAGAGGCACAACGTCACAATGAGATTAAACAGAAATGGAGTTACCTTGACATTTTAGAATCTCATTGTGCTGCTGAAAATGACAATTACATTTTCATCAAATACCTAATGAACCAGTACAACCTTACACTTTTGAATGTTTTGTGTGCATGCGAAAAAGGCAATCATGGTCAGCACAAACAATACGCTTTTATAAAAGGCACATTACAAATACCAAATAAAAAAGAGGTAGAAGAATTAGTCCGCAAAGCATTAAAAATTAACGCGTTGACAAACATTATGCGTAAAACTATGTGGACTGCCTGCTTAAAATGCCTTCAAAATGTTGATTTCGATGTAGATGTTTTTATTCAAAAATTGACGTACTTAAAAGACCAGTTCACTCCACAGGTGACAGTCAAGCAGCAAATCGCGCAAATTGAAGAAATCTACAACTACAAGAACCGCAACAAAGTAAATCTCCGTATAACCAAATAACCAACCCAATGACCAACGAACAAATCAAGCTGGAGCTATCACGCTTCAGCATCAAGCAACGCGAGGAGCGTGGCCGCTTCAACTATGAGCAGCACCAGATGAAACTGCGATTTAAGGCATCGCAACTCAAAGAGAGGGAAGTCTTCATCCAATCGCTGAAAGGAGGTGACCAATGCTGACGATGCCCACCAACATCGACAAAGCCGAGATCGAGGCCTTTGTCAACCACGTCACCGCCGAAGTTATGGACGGCAACGTCGATCCGCTATCCGTTCACATCCGCTGCAAGGCGGTTGTGAAGGCGCTGGAGAGCATCATCGAGCGCACCGAAGAGCTGGCGAAAGACACAGCCGCGACCTACGGCAAGGGAGAGTTTAAGTTCCACGGTGCAAGCGTTCAGCTGCGCGAGCCGCGCGACATGCCAGACTTCAACCACGATCCAGTCTGCGTTGAACTGGCAGACCGCCTGAAAGCACGTCACGAATTAGTTAAGACCGCGTTTAAGATGGCAGACACCGCCGCCATCGTCGATCCGAACACTGGCGAAGTTGTGCCGGTAGTACCAGTGAAGCCAGCCAAGACCACTCTAACCGTTACATTTCGATGAAAACAATAGCACAGCAAATCAACTGGGACTTCGAGGCCAATGGTAAGTTGGTAATCAAAGACAAGAATGGTAATCGAATCTACTTCGAGCTGGCAGATGGATTTTGGGCAAGGTATGAATACGATTCTAAAGGCAAACAAATTTACTTTGAAAATTCAAGTGGGGTTTGGGCAAAGTGGGAATTCGATTCCCAAGGTAATGTAATCTACTTTGAAAATTCAGATATTCAAATCGTAGACAACCGACCAAGGCCAAGTGAAGTATAAATTAATAGCGTTAAACATAAACTAACTAAACTATGACACAATTTGAACGCGACGAAGCGATGATGTCGCTATCCCACAACAACATGCAGCTTGGCAAGGTCGTGACGCTCGTTGGCCAGCTATTCCAGAACGTATCGCCTGAAGTTTCGGCGCGCCTCTACCCGGTCTGGGCGGAGGCGTACCGAAGCGCACTGCAAGACATGCAGAACGCCTACAACCTTGGCGTGACCGAAGAGCGTACCAAGTATGAACAACTAAACCAATCGAACCAATGAAAACCTTTAAAGAGTACCTCCATTCTGTTGATGCCTGCGCTGCTGCAATAGAGTGGGCTGGAGACAAACCAATTGAACAGGTTGTAACTGAATGTCACCGTGGCGATTGGCTGCTATGGCTTGCGAAGAAATGCGGCGTTGAACTGCAACCGCTGACCCTTGCCAAGGGTCATTGCGCCAACACGGTGCGTCATTTGATGAGTGATGAGCGCAGTGTTAAAGCCGTCGATGTTGCCATAGCCTTTGGCGAGGGCAGAGCTACGCGGGATGAATTAGATGCCGCTACTGCCGCTGCCTATGCCGCTGCCTATGCCGCTACCGATGCCGCTGCCGCTACCGATGCCGCTGCCTATGCCGATGCCGCTACCTATGCCGATGCCTATGTCGCTGCCGCTTACGCTGCCGCTGCCGCTGCCGCTTCCGCTGCCGCTGCCGCTGCCGCTGGCGCTTACACTGCCGCTGACATTTGCCGCAAGTACATCGGCGACCTTATTATCCAAAAAGTTAATTCAATTACTAAACCCTTAAATCAATGACATTTACCGAATATCTAAAATCTATTAACGCCTGCTCCAACGCAATTGAGTGGGCAGAAAGTAAAACAGTCGAAGAGGTTGTCGCTACCTGCCACCGCGGCGATTGGTTGTTGTGGCTCGCATCCAAATGCGATATTGGACTGCAACCGCTTACACTTGCAAAGGGACATTGCGCCAACACCGTTAGGCACTTATTGAAGGACGATAGAAGCATTAAAGCAGTTGATACAGCGATTGCTTTTGGCGAAGGCAGGGCAACACGTGAGGAGTTAGATGCTGCCTATGCCGCTGCCTATGCCGCTGCCTATGCCGCTGCCTATGCCTATGCTGCCTATGCCGCTGCCGCTGCCGATGCCTATTACGATGCCGATGCCGCTGCCGCTATCGAAAATCGATTGCAAGCAGCTGACATTTGCCGAAAGTACATTGGCGACCTAATCATCCAAAAAGTTAATTCAATTATAAACCCAACCCAACTATGAAAAACGAATTTATCCCCTACGAACAAGCCCTTGCACTCAAAAATCTTGGGTTCATGGAGCCTTGTCTTGCTGCTTATTTAAAAGCCGGTAGGTTCTTGGATATAAGTGAATATGTTAATCACGGGGATTATAGAATATTGGCCCCTCTTTATCAACAAGCGTTCAGGTGGTTCAGGGAAAAACACGGGTTATGGCAATTTATTGAGTTTGATGATAACCATTACAATCCCGTTGTTCAATCCTCATTAGTGTATTATTGTGACACTTACGAAGAAGCAGAACTTGCTTGTTTGAATAAATTGATTATACTTATAACCCCAGTTAAACTATGATTATACCCACAAATTTAGATTTTATAGATAAAGTGTCTGTATGTCATTTTTGCAAACAAAGACATAATGATGATGTATTATATCGCGTATTTACTTGTGGTGAATATTATCAGCATTGGGATTTTGAAAATCAAAAAGGATGTGCTGAAAATAAAAACAACATTGACCCTTTTGGAAATTATCACAAACAATTTAACCCAACCGAACTATGAATAAATTTTTGCTAATCGCAGGCAACAACTACGACAGTTGCCACGGTCTTGAAGATTATGCAGGCACTTACGACACTTTGGACGAAGCATTTGAGGCGGGCGAAGAATTAGTGAAGTGCGATGATAACAACATTGACTGGTATCAAATCTTGGACTGCAACAACCCAACTGGCTACTATTCGAATACCGAACACAGAAACAAACCGATAACCTTTAAACCAACCCAACTATGAACGACATTGAATTTGTATTTGAAATTGAAGACGAAGCAGGGAGCTTCGAAGTACCTATGTATTTTAGCGCACACGACTGGTTTGATGACGATAGCGGTGACATCCCTGCTGTTCACTACACCGACACGGGATTTGACGAGCGTCAGAAGGACATCATTCACGACCTGATTGGGATGAAAGGCACTGAACACGATGGCGGCTTGTTGAGCGAGATGCAGAAAGCGGCCGACTGGTGGGAAAGTCACAATGCTTAATTTTACACAACTTAAACCAAACCAAACTATGAGCAATTACCAAAAGAAAGACGGCGACATCAGCGTCTTCACCAACAACTCCGACAATGCCAACGCTCCCTCGTGGAAGGGCAACCTACTGCTCAACGGCGTCGAATACCAAGTCGCGCTGTGGCGCAAGCAAGGCGCTAAGGGCGAGTTCTTGGCCGGCAACGTGCAGGTCAAGCAGCAGCCATCGCCGAACAGCGCGGACTACTACGCTGGCAAGCCGAAGGCAGAATCGCACAATAACCTAAACATCCAAGACAATGGCAGCGACCTCCCATTCTGACCTCGGCTTAAAGCTAAGCCTGCAAATCGACGGCAAGCGCATCAGCATCGAAAGTGACGACAGCGAACTTACTGCTACTGAACTGGTAGAGTTGTTTTACGACCTTGCGATGGCTGCAACCTACATCGACAACAACATCATTGACGCGATGCGAAAGGTCGCAGATGAACACGACCTGCGAGGTCGCAATATGACTTAATGTTGTATATTTGTACCAGAGTCAGAGAGCGGAGTCGAAGCCAATCAATGACGTAAGCAAAGCCGCTACCTTGGCCTGCCCCGACTGCCTTCGACCAGTCGGGGCTTTTTTTTACCTAAACAATAAACACATGAAACACGGATTTGTCTTTTACCGCAGTTGGCTTGAAGCCATCGAAGAACTGCCAGACGCGCTGATGTTTGAACTGCTCAAGGCCATCGTCTACTACGGTTTGAACCAAGAGGAACCAGCGGAGATCACACCGCTTGCACGGTCATACTGGAAGCTAATCAAGCCGATTATTGAAGCGAACAACAAGCGATACGAAAACGGCAAGAAAGCAAAACAGAAGCAAAACGGAAGCAAAACGGAAGCAAACGACAAGCAAGAAGGAAGCGTAAGAATTAAAGAAGTTAAGAAGTTAGGAATTAAAGAATTAACGAATGAAAGAATTGAAGAATTAAAGAATTACAGAATTGAAGAAGATGAAGCCGTCGTCGAATTATTTGCCATGCAACTAAGCACAACGAAAGAAGAAGTCATACGGCTGATGGTCTACTTCGACAATTACCTGAAGTCAATCGATAAGCAGCACCCAACCATCACCGAGTACAAGCGGCACTTCAGCAACTGGGTGCGGCATCAAGAGGTCAAGCCGCTACCCAAGAAGCAAGCGTGGGAAGACCCGATAGCCTACGAAAACGAAGTCCGCCGAAAGCTTGGTAAACCTCCAGTGCAATGAGCGATACGACCATCATAGGCATCATGATGCAAGACCGCAACGCGCTGGCGGAGGGTATTGCGTTCATTGAAAACAAGGTCGACTTCTTCGACGACTCCCTCATGCAGCAACTGTTTCAGGTGATGCAACAGCTGTACATTGAAAATAAGCCTGTCGACATTATGACGATGGCAATAGCCTGCAAGAAGGATCAGCGATTTCCGAAGGATATGGCAATACGACTAACCGAGATCGACATGAAGGCGGCAGGCCACGCGCACCTGACTACCCACCTCGTGGATCACTGCGAGGACTGGGTGAAGCGCAAGTTGCGACAGGCGCTACTCGACGCAAACGAACATCTGAAGCAGAACGCCATGTCATCGCTGGAGATCATGCAGTTGCACACCTCGAACCTCGAAGCGCTCGACGCCATGCTCACCGGCAACCAGCTGCCAACGCTGAAACGCACCGCATCAGCCGTAATGACTAAGCTGATAGACAAACGCGAAGGCAGGGCAGAGGCAGGCATCAGCACCGGCTACTCATCCGTTGACAACGTGCTTGGCTACCTTATGCCTTCAACGCTGAACATCATAGCCGCGCGGCCTGCAATGGGCAAGACCGCGTTCAGCCTGTCGCTGGCCGTCAACATGGCTAAGGCAGGCAAACGCGTCCTGTTCCTCTCGCTGGAGATGAGCGACGAAGAGTTGGTGGTGCGCATGCTCTCGCAGCTTGCCGAAGTTCACAACACCATGATCCTCAAGACACCTGCCCGGCTGTCAGATCAGCAGGTCGATAAGCTATTCAAGACCTGCGACGAAATAGCCAAGCTGCCGATGACCGTGGTTGACGACGGTGACATGCGCATCGGTAAAATCAAAAGCTACATCCAGCGCACCAACGCCGAGGTCGTATTCGTCGACTACCTGCAGATCATAACGCCGTCAATACCTGCCCACATTGCTAACCAGAACCAGTTCTTCGAAGACCTAACCCGCGACCTTAAGATCATAGCCAAGGCACACAGGCTGCCGATGGTCGTGATGAGCCAGCTATCACGCGCCAATGAAAGCCGCGCCAACAAGCGTCCGATGCTTTCCGACCTACGCAGCAGCGGAGGCATCGAGCAGAACGCAGACACAGTTACCTTCCTCCACAGGCCGAAATACTACGACAAAGAGCTTGAGGATGACAGCACCGAAATCATAATCGCCAAGAACCGCAACGGAATGGTCGGTGAATGTAAACTGAAATTCATCGATATTTACACAACCTTCGCCGAGGTTCAATCGGTCTATCAATACCCACGCAATCAGTTCTACCAAACCGAAGACAAAGATGGCATCCCATTCTGAAGCCAATTTGCAGAAAGCCTGCTTCAAGCTATTCTGTAAACTCAAGCCGCGTGAATACGGCTTGCTCTACTTGAACCACAACAACGCCGCCAATGCGATACAGGGCGCAATCCTGAAAGGGATGGGCATGGTCGCAGGTGTGGCCGATATGACATACCTGACCAACCCGGTAACCTTCCTTGAGTTCAAGGTCGCCAAGGGCAGGCAGAGCGAGGCGCAGAAGCAGTGGCAGCAGCTGGTAGAGAGCCACGGCTTCCGATACGAGATTATCAGGTCGCAGGCGGAGTTCTGCCGCGCCGTAGGCATTGAACTGATGGGCGTATGACCAAACAACAACGTGAATTCTACTACTACGCCGAACAAGTGACCAAGCACACTAAGATCGGATTGCGTCAGATGCAAAGCCAAGACCGCCACCGCGACATCACCGAATCGCGGCAGTGCCTGATGTACCTGCTCAAGTTCAAAATGAAGCTGACGCTGATGGAGGCGGGCGAACTGATGCGCCGCCACTACTCAACGGTGCAACATGCGCTTCAAGTCATCCAAGACATCCAGCGTTATCAGGGCAAGTACCTGTGGCTCGACAAAGTGAGGCCGTACCAGAACCACAACATCAGACCAAAAGATACTATGTATATTTGCGACCAATGTGGAGGCACGCACGATCATACTAACGCTGTACACCAGCGGCAAGCTGCGGCAGATAGCGAGGCAGCTTGCTACGCATGACCTTGCGCCTGACCTCGAACATGAACTCGTCATCCGATTATATGAAAAGCCAGCCGATAAGATCGAAGCCATGCACGCTGGAGGCTACCTCAACTTCTACATCGTGCGAATGGCGATCAACCTATACCGAAGTCGCAACTCTAAATTTCAACGCGACTTCAGACACAATGAACTGCGTGAAGAAATCGCCGATCAGCAGCTGGAGGCAGCTGATGAGCCGTATGACCAGCGGCCTGATGCGATATTTAACCGGGCGCTCGAAGTCATGGATGGCTGGGCAAAAGCCGGCGCTTACCCGTACGACAAGCAGCTATTCCTCCTTTGGCTCGATTTGGGTAACAAGAAACTCATCGAGCGACTCACCAAGATACCTTGGCGATCAATTTCGTACACAATCAACAACTGCAAACAACGACTAAAACATGAACTTGGATCTGATTACTATATTGCTTTTGGCCACTATGACTTCCTTGGCGATGAACCGCTATAACGTCCTGCCAGCGTGGTACTACCGCTACGCGAGGTGCAAGCCGCTGACCTGCCTAACCTGTCTTGCGTTTTGGTGGGGCGTAGTTCTGACCATCACAACCTCCAGCCTTCCTTGGCTGCTTGCCATACCGGTTGGCCTATCCGCTGCCGGTCTGACGGTGCTGACCATTAAACTTTCGGAGAAATGACACTTGACGAAGCAATGCAGGTGCTATCGGTGAAGCACAAGCTCGACGGCTACTACGCCTCGCAGACGATGTCGCTCTCACCGGGCGAGGTGTCGATGCTGGAGAACGTCGCCAACGCCAACGGCTACGGACGGACGAACTGGTGGTGTGGATCATGCGCCGTTTCAAGGCTGCAGGAGATGATGGCAGCCGCAATGGACGCTCGCGCACGATTTGCGACTGAATGATATTTATAGATATGACACACCAACCCGACATCACAATCGAACAGGACGCGCGAGCATTGGACTGGCAGGATCGTGGACATTTGTTGACAAACCTGTCAAACGTCCTCGATTCGCTCGAAGACAGTACAGCACCCAACGCGATGCACGCGAAGGTTGCGGTGATAGAAAAGATCATTGACATCGTTACAAACATGGAGGCATGAAGAAAGCAGGAAGACCACCGATTTTTGAAACGCCTGAAGAAATGTGGGATGCGTTTTGTGAGTACAAGGAGGAAACAAAAAGGCGCCCATACTTGCAGCACGACTTCGTCGGCAAGGAGGGGCAAAGTGCGTACAGGGAGAGGGAGCGTCCGTTGACCTTTCGCGGCTTTGAGGGGTATCTTGCGGAGCAGGGGCGATGCTACGACCTACGCGATTACGAGAGGCAGGAGAGCGAACACCACAAGAAATTCTCCCACATACTCACACGCATACGCGCGACGTGTGACCGCGACATGATCGAGGGCAGCGGCGCAGGTGTCTACAATGCCAGCATCGCCGTCCGCGTTCTTGGCTTAGTCGATAAGCAGCAGAACGAAGTCAAAATCGAGCAGCCGCTATTCAATGACTGAACTAATACACGGCGACTGCATCGAGGTCTTGCGTGCTATGCCTGATTGCAGCGTTGACGCTGTTGTTACTGATCCGCCGTATGGCCTGTCGTTCATGGGCAAGCGCTGGGACTACGACGTGCCAAGCGTTGAGGTCTGGGCCGAGTGCCTTCGGGTCTTGAAGCCGGGCGGTCATCTTCTTGCATTTGCAGGAACGAGGACGCAGCACCGAATGGCGGTAAGGATTGAGGACGCAGGCTTTGAGATTCGGGATATGATTGCTTGGGTGTACGGTTCGGGCTTTCCTAAGTCGCTGGATGTGAGCAAGGCGATTGATAAGGCGGCAGGAGCGGAGCGAAAGGTGGTGGGGACAAAAAAACACCATGCAGGAAATATACATAACGCGCGATATGGGCAGGCAACTGCAACCGAATATATATATTCTGACCCCGCCACCCCCGAAGCCCAGCAATGGCAAGGCTGGGGCACCGCCCTCAAGCCCGCGCTGGAGCCTATCACCGTAGCCCGGAAGCCGCTGACTGGCACGGTAGCCGAAAACGTGATGGAGTGGGGGACGGGAGGGCTGAACATTGATGGGTGTCGGGTGGGCACATCCGGCGCTCGG